AACGTGATATTTCAAAACATCACGAAACATTAGAAGACTTGAGAGCGATAAAAGACTTCAATGAGGAGACAGATATTACGGTTGTTGAAGGAGAAACCAAGGAAAGCGTATTGGTCACAACTAACATTAAGCCAGTCGTTGCTATGGAAAAACTTTATATGAACGTAATTGTACAATAATTTAGATAAGGGAGTGTGAGAATAGATGAGCGATACAGCGATAATGAAAGGAAAGGACGCCATATCTGGAAGTCTTGCCAAATGCTTTGTCACAGTTGGGAATAAAAGATATAACTTTATGCAAGCCATAAATGTTAAGGCAGAAATGGAAAAGAATAAAGTTGAAGTTCCAATCCTAGGTAAAACTGGAAAAGGAAACAAGGCGGCAGGATGGAAAGGTACCGGAAGCGCAACTTTCCATTTTAACACATCTGTATTTAGAGAAATATTGCAGGAGTACACAAGAACAGGTAAGGATATTTACTTTGATATGCAGCTTGTAAATGAAGATCCAACTTCGAGTGTAGGGAAACAGACCATAATGCTGATTGACTGCAATCTTGATGGTGGAATAATAGCACAGTTTGATGCGGATGCAGACTATCTTGAAGATGAGTTTGATTTCACATTTGAGGACTGGAAACTTATGGATAAATTTAATGCTCTTGACGGCATGAACATATAAGGGTACTTTTTGTAACATATTAAGGATAGGTTGGGGGAGTTTTAAGCTCCCTGTTTTCAAATAAATTTAGGAGGATAATTAAGAATGAAAGATTTAAAGTTTTTTTTAAAACAGAATACAATCCCTGTGGAAAATCAGGAAGTGGAAGTGTCAAAAAGATTTAAGGACGATGCAGGAAATACTGTTAAATTTGAGATAAAGTCAATCTCAAATGAAATGGATGATGCACTAAGAAAGCAAAATACAAGACAGGTTAAAAAGGCTAAAGGAGTAGTTGTTCCGGAACTAGACCAGCAGAAATACTTTGTGGATTTAGTTTTGAAATCATTGGTTTATCCGGATTTAGATGACAAAGAGTTGCAAGATTCCTGGGGAGTAATGGATTCAAGGGAACTGATAAATGCAATGCTTCTTCCAGGAGAGTATACAGCTTTGCTTCAAGAAGTCCAAAAGATAAACGGATGGGATCTTAACGTAGAGGATATCAAAGATGAAGTAAAAAACTAATTGAGGCAAATGTGGCAGAGTATAACTATGCTTACTATTGCCTGCATAAATTGAAAATAAGGCCAAGTGAATTTGCTGAAATGGACATTTATGAGAAAGCGTTCATTATGGCCTGTATAGACATAAAAATTAAAAAAGAGAAAGAGGCTGAGAAAGAAGCTAAAAGAAAGGCTGGCCGTAAAAGGCGTTAGGAGGTGTGAAAAATGGCTACAATTCAGAACAGCATAGTTTTAAATGACAGAATGACGCAAACATTTACAGCAATAAACAACGCTATAAGTGCAACAGTAAACAGTCTATCCAGTCTTGATGGGAAATCCATGAACATCAACACTGCTAATTTATCAACTACAAGACAACAGTTGGCACTGGCAGAGAATGAACTGCAGAAAATGAAAGGCGACAGCAAAGGGCTGAATGACAATCTGAGCAAGACACCAGGAATCGTTGATGCAATACAGAAAAAAATGATACAGGCAGGGACAGCGATAGCAGGAGTTATGGGAGCAAAGCAACTACTTCAGGCATCAGACCAGAATGCACAGATAACAGCAAGGCTTAACTTGATAACGGACGCACCTGAACAGCTGAAGGAACAGATTTACCAGTCAGCAAATGATGCAAGAGTGGCATATACAGATAGCATGAATCAGGTAGCAAAACTAGGACTGCTTGCTAAGGACGCTTTTAACAATACTGATGAAATTGTTCAATTTACCAACCTTATGCAGAAGGCGTTTAAGGTATCAGGAGCGGATGCAGTGGAAGCAACAAGTGCAATGTACCAGCTGACACAGGCAATGGCAGCAGGAAAACTTCAAGGGGATGAATTCCGTTCAGTAATGGAAAATGCCCCAATGGTAGCACAAGCTATAGCCAAGCACATGAATGTTTCAGTTGGGGAATTAAAAAAACTTGGAGCAGAAGGGCAAATAACAGCGGACATAATAAAAAATGCTTTGTTTAGTGCTGGAGATGACATAAATGCCAAATTCAGGACTCTACCTCTCACTTGGTCGGATATTTGGACTCAAGCTAAAAACTTTGCCTTGCGGGAGATGGACGGCATACTCAAAAAGATAAATCAGCTAGCTAATTCTCAGGCTTTTCAATCTTTTATAACTAATATGAAAATTGGATTCATAGGATTAAAGGCAGTGGTCAATGGGATAGTTGACGGAATTGCTATGGCGGGTAAATTTATAGCTGATAACTGGCAGGCAATAAGTCCAGTTGTTTATGGAGTTACAGCGGCATTGATGACTTATGTGATATGGCAGGGAATCTCAACAGCTTTGGAATGGCTGAGTGTGGCGGCTAAAACAGCACAGAGTGTAGCAACAACTATCCTGACAATAGCTAAAATAGCTTTAACATTTGCCCTTCATGGATATTCTGCGGCACAAACTGAGGCGAATGCGGCCGCTTGGGCTTTTCCTGGAACTTGGATTGCTGCAATCATAGTCGGCCTTATAGTTTTAATACTGTGGGCGGCAGTAGCCATAACTCAATGGGCAACAGGAACTCAAAGTGCATTAGAAACAGTAGGTGGAATGTTTTATTGGTTTGCTGCTTTAGTTAGCAACATTTTTATAATCCTATGGGATATAATAGTGATTTTTGTATCAGTGGTTATACTCGCATTCATAGGACTGGGTACATTGATAGTAAACGTATTCATAGGAATATGGAATGCGGGAGTATGGCTTGTAAACGCACTTTTGCAAGGCTGGTACTGGATGGTTAACGGTGCGGCAATGGTATGGGCTTGGTTAAAAGTAACTATAAGCAATATCCTTAAAGGTATTTACAATTTCTTTGTTGGAGTTGCAAACGGCTTTATAGATGGATATAACGCTATAGGTAGAGCAGCGGTAACTGTTGCGAATGGATTCCACAACGCTTTTGCCAATGCGATAAATTCACTTGCAAGAATGGTTGAGAATTTCGTCAATGGATTTTTGCGGGGATTAAATGAAATCGGTAAAGTTGTGGATTCTGTTATCGGTACCCATTTCTCAAACGGTGGAGCTCTTCAAATAAGTCTTGGCAGAGTGGGTGGAGGAGGAGGTGCTTCATTTACCCCAGCTCAACACATTCAAGCTATGGCTTATGGGGATGCTAATGGAGTGAAAGTGGCACAAAAGCAGGCACCGAAATTTGGATATGCAGGTTATGCAGATGCTTCAGGTCTAATGGAAGGTGTCATGAATGGTGCCGGGAAGCTAACCTCTACCAAACTTACTGATTTAGGAGGAGCCTTTGATGATGGTAAAAACGCCACAAGGAAAGGCATTAAAGGGATAACTGATGGATTTAACAAGGGTAAAGATGAACTGATGAATATGGGGAAAAATTTATCTGGAGACAAAGGAGCAGGTGGCGATAAAGGAAAAGGTGGAAAAGGTGGTGGGAGTGGAAAAGACCCCAACAACAAAAAGACAGCAGATAACACAGGTAAAATAGCCGATAAAATGGATGACATGGATGAGGACATGAAGTACCTGAGGGATATTGCTGAAAGGGAATACGTAAACAAATTCACGACTGCAGAAATAAAAATAGACATGACAAATTACAACAATATTTCAGAGCAGGCAGACGCAGATGATTTCATTGACGCACTTGGTGAAAGGCTTGCGGAACATGTCTACACTGGAGCGGAAGGGGTGCATAGCGACTAATGAGAACACAGGGATATATTTTCTATATTGACAAGGTGCTTTTGCCTGTTGCACCTTCATCTGTCAATATTTCACATAAAAATATGAACAGCATTGTCAATCTGATAAATGACGCGGAGTTTAATATGTTAAAACAGGAAGGACTGCAAGAAATAAGTTTTAAATTTATGCTTCCTTCCCAGCGTTACCCATTTGCAAGATACTTAGGCGTTTACCAAAAACCAAGCTACTTTTTAAATAAGTTAAAGAACTTGAAGAAAAGAGCAAAGCCTTTTCAATTAATTATAATCAGAACCTACCCAAATTCGGCACAGGCTTATTTCAACACAAATCTGAAAGTGTCGCTTGAAGATTTTTCTGTTGAAGAAAATGCTGAGGAAGGTATGGATGTGTATGTGGAAATTAAACTGAAAGAGTTTATAGACCCACGGCCAAAACAATATGTGGCGAATGCAGACGGAACTGTGAGTACGCAGAACCAAAGATGGACAGATAAAGTGGAAAGCAGGATAAAGGAAATGAAATATGGCGACAAGATATGGCAGGTTATAAGGCGTGAAACTGGTGGACTTGACCAGCTTGAAACGGTTATAGAAATAAATGGGATTTCTTCCTTAACTGGATTTGTAACGGATAAATTAAGGTTGTGGTAGAGATGCTTGAGGATATAAAAAACAAAATAAAATCCTTTATGTCAAAGCCGAATGAAGAAAGCTATGATATGGAAAAGGATATTGAGCTGATAGTAGCAAGCCAAAGCACTAAAACCATAATCTCGCCAGTTGTTACAAACAGCATTGAATTATCTTTGGAGAGAAAAGCGACACCAGGGAAACTTACATTCAAAATGATTTTCGATGAAAAGGTTCAGGAAGGTGATCAGGTAAGTTTAAAGTATCGGGGACAAAATGTATTTTTAGGCTACGTATTTAATAGAAAACTTGGAAAGAATAATATTGTAACAGTTACAGCATATGATCAGCTGAGATATTTGAAAAG